ACTGCATACTGATTATGAATACCTGGATTAGAAGTTGCCAGCTGCAGCTCTGTTTGCGCAAGGGAAATACGCTGTGTTTGTGAGAAAATATTAGGGTCTGCAACTGGCAAGATATCTACACGGTCATCAAAGTCTTGTTGTTTGATCATTCTTTGACCACCAACTACATCGTATGGGTACTCTGCAGGTAGATAAAGTTTAAAAACTCTTGCCAATAATTTAAATTCATTTTTAAGAGCTGCATAAATTCTTTTATGAATAGCAGACATTGTTCTGCTTCCTCTTTCAAGCAATGCTACAGTCGTGCCCACAGCTGCTTGTTGATTCCCGTCACCTACTTGCAGGTCCGCTATGGAAGCGAATCTTTGTCCTGCATTTACCACGACTCCCATAAGTTGAAGAAGTGTTGCACTTGGTTCTTTGAAAGGTAACATCATAAATGAATCTCTAATGTTTCCTCCTGGAGCGTCTACATCTCTAAATTCACCAGGTTGTATTGCTTGTGCATCATCTCTAATTCTTATTCCTCGTTGTTTAAATCCAGCAGGTAGGTTTGATAATGTTCCCGCATCTAATAATTGTCTTAAAGCACTTGTTGCAGTTCTAGATAAACCGCCTATCATGTGTATTAAACCAAAACCATAAAAACCTAGTCCTGGTAAAAATTTGAAATGTACAAAGTATTGTACTTTTGATTTTTGTGGATCGTCCACTTCATAGTTTCTTTTAATAGATAAAATTTCTCTAGAGTTTTCTTCTATTGTTACAATATATGGAAGTTTAATTCCAGTAGGCTCACCATCTTCAGGATTGATATCCTCAAAACCTTCTAAGTCTAAATTAACATGACATTCTAATAAATTAAATACATCTTCTTCTTTGCTTCTAGTTCTACCTTCAAGCTCATTTTCTTTTTGTTGTAATTCATCTTCATTTAGTTGTCCCGGTTTTAAATCTATGTCTCTATAAAAACCAGCAACTTGTTGTTTTCTTAATTCGTTTTCTGAAATTTTTATTCGATGAATAATTGCTTCCGCATCATCTAATGAGGTAGCTGTGTACGGAACAATTAAATCATCTGCCGGTACGAACTTTGATACCGCTCTTTGTAAAACTTCATCATAATAAACTTTTTTAAATGCTGAACCTGCAAGAGGTAAATAAAATAACATTTGATCAAACTCAGGTTCGTATTCTTTCATTTGATCCATCAACTGAAAGTTCATGAAATCTTTTACACGATTTGATTGTTGAGTTTTTTCTGGTGTTGGAATTCCAATTATTTGTGTTCGGACTGGTCCGTCAGCTGGGAGTAACTCTTTATATGCCAACGATTGAAACTGAGTAACAGCTTCAGCAAGCACCGGATGAGTGGCACCCGAAGCACCCGAGAATGGTTCCGTCCTGTTTTCATATTTAAACCCTAACAGATCTAAACCTGTTTTGTAAGAGTTTTCCCATTCTTTTCTAGAATTTTTATAATCTTGATAATTTTGAAATAAGTTAGAACTTAATCTACCTAATATGTCATCAGGTAAATGATCTGCTAAATTGGCATAATGATTTTCTGTATTTGCAACAGAAGCAATTGCAGGATCATAGTTTATATCTACTGATCCATCCTCGTTTTCTGTAATCTCTACAGGGTTTCCCTGTTCTTCTAATTCTTGTTGTTCAGCTGCTTCAGCCTCTGCAATTTCAACATCAGAAGGTACATTAATTTCTTGCTCTACATTTGGAAGAGCTTTATCTACGTCTGCCATTTATTTTCTCCGTAAGTTTTACATCTTTAACAGTATTATACGATAAATTCAAGCCCTGTGGTGTAGGTCCTGATTTTGGTGGTGGTCCACTCTTTTTACCTTTTTTATAGGGTGTTTTATTTTTCATCAGCGAATTTTTTCATTTCTAAATGAACATCATCTTCAATACCAAAATCGAAATCTTTAATTTTACCATCTCCATCTGGTCTTGCTGATACTTCTTCATACTCAATATAACCTGTTTCAGGGTCTTGTTTAATCTGCATTTCAAATTCTTCATAACCATAATCACCCCTATCTCTAGTTCTTTTAAGTCTAGCTCCACCTGCTCCTTCATATAATTCATAGTCACCTAAATCATATCTCATAAATTCATCTGGGCTATCCATCTTACCTATGATTTTAGATTCACCCATCATTTTAACTTTATTAATTAAATTAGTTAAGTAATCAGGCATTTGATTTGCTGATCTTGAAACCGCTTCAATTGTTGGTTCAACTGCTTTAGATAAAGGTTTTATGAATTTTAAAAATGGAAGTGCGACTGCGATTGTTGCTGCACCTTTAATAAATTTTCTTCTACCTAAATTTTTTGGATCTCCACCTTCAGCGAGTTGTACACGTCCGCCTCTATTCATATAAAGTTCGTAAGGGGTTCCTGTTACATCATAAATTTTTTGTTTTAAACTTTCTACTAATCCTTTTCTTGAAGATGCTCTTTCAGCCTCTTCTGCTGCAACTTCTGTATCAACTCTTTGTTTTGCTTGCTCTAACTGCATTACTTCTTGTTGTGAAACTTCTGGTCTTGCTCTCATTGTCATTAAGTTTTCATCTAAAAGATCATCAGCTGCCACATCAAATGATTTTTGTTGATTAATCTTTTTTTGAATTTCTTGTTCTTGATCTGTTAGTCGATTGTATTGTCTTAATTTTTGATAAGGTATATCCAATCCAACAAACCTAGTTGCCATTTCAGGTGCAGACTTTCCTTCTTTAAATGCAACACCGGTATCATAAACACCATAAGCTGCTCCAGCTATTCCTAAACCTTTTAATGCAGCTTTACCATATTTCTTACTCATAACATCATTTGCAAAACCTTGTAAAAATTCTGCAACATATCTAGAACCTGGAACTGCTTCTGCAAATAAACCCGCTTGTCCAGGTTTTATAGCTAATCTACCTCCACCTTGATTTGGTGTAGTCATTTCAGTTATTTCAGGTATTCTTTTTGAAATTAATTCTTTTGCTTTTTTATTTTCACCTTGTCTATATAAATCCAAAACTTCACCTACATTTGGTTGAACTTTTCTAATTCTTTCTAATTCTTTTTCAGTTGCAACACCTGCAATATTTCTAAAATATTGATCAAAAGATTTTTGAAATGTTTGTGGTTTTATTACTTCTTTAAGGTTTTTTTCTACAATATTGTTTCCTTTTAATTTATAGTTAGGTAATTCATTTCTTTTTAATGTTGGAAAATCATTAACTAAATCGTTATAAACTTTATTAACTTCTTTTAAAGCTAAGTTTGCTGCTTTTTTATTTCCTAATTTTAATTCTTGTTTTGCAGTTCTCAAATAATTTTTTACTCTTTTATATCTACCTTTGTATGGTCCTCTTGCTTTAGCTCCCATAATTTGAAAGTTATATTTTCGACTTGATAAACCAACTTTTCTTAACGCACTAGGGTCTTGTATGATTGTACCAGGAACTAAACCTTCATAATGTTCTAAAGAAGCTAACAAATTTTCAGGTAGTAACTGTGTTGCTGCTCTTACATCTGTTAGTTTTGTACGTGTTCTTAATCTAGAATCTAAAGTAGAAGGATTAAGATTTTCTGGGTAAGCTTTAGGGTCTATCTTCATTAAATTTTCTTGGGCTTGTCTGTAACCACCAAAAGTTTCTTTTTTATTTTTAACTAAATTTTTATTATCAGCATAAAAACCTGTTTGAGTTCCTTTTGCAGCTTCAAAATCTTTTGGAGTTAAAACATTTTGTTTTATCAAACTATCTTTGTATCGTAATATTTTTTGATACATTGCTTTATTTTCTCTAGTTGTATAATCTCCTCCAGATAATTCTTCAGACATTTGTGACAAAGATTTTGATTTTAAATTTTTAGCAAAAAATTCTTTTTGTTTTTGAGTTAAATTACTAACTCCACCGCTAGGGTTTTTAACAAGATTAGATTTTAAATTTGCATCTAACATATTTGAAGATTCATTTATAATATCAATAGAAGGCATAGTTCCAGTTTGTTGTTTAACAAGGTTTTGAATATTGTCGAAATTTAAACTATATTTTTCATTTGGAAATAATTTTCTATTTTTATTAAAATCTTCTATATCTCTTTCTAAAATTTTTTTAATTACACCTCTTCTTTCAAAATCTATACTTCGAGTTGTTCTGCCATCTACTTTAGTAGGTCTTGTTAGGTATTTATATAAAGCTATATTTTCTGATTTGGACATAGCCTATAAACCCATTAAATATGCTAAGCCGCCTCCAGCTTGTTTGGTTCTAGTTACATTTTTGATTGTACTTAAAACTTCATCTGGTCCCATTCCTTTTTCCATCATCTTAAATGCTTCATCTAATGTAGCCAAGACTTCTGCTTTTCTTTGCATGTTGTCATCAATTAAAATTCTATCTATTAATTCATCTGTAATACCAGGATACTTTTGTTTTAATTCTAATCGCTCAACCATTTTAGGAGCTAAAGATTTTGCTACATTCATTTCAGCTTCAAGATCCATATTTGATAATTCTTCAATCTCATCAACTGTCATTAATCTTTTATCACCAGACATTTCCATCTCTTCAAGTTTACTCTCTAAAAATTCTTTTCTACCTTTTTCTCCTGGTTGTGGATTTAATTTACCGGCTTTGTATTGTGTAAACATATCTTGTTGATATTCTTTTTGTCTTCTTAAAGCTTCTTCTGCTTCTTCAACCGTTCCTTCCATCATCCAAGTTTCACTATCCCCTAACTCTTCTTCATACTCTTTAATCTCATCATCGGTTAATTTTCTTTTTAGATCAGGATTTCTAGACTCAAACTTTTCAAACATTTCTTTTTCTTTTGCAGCTTTAGGTCTTTCCATTTCATCTGCAGTCTTAACTGCACCTTTACCAAATTTTTTATTTATAGTTTTAACTAAAGCTTGAATACCTTTTGGTAAACCACCAATTGCAAGACCAACACGTCCACCTGTTGCATTGGGTTCTCTATCTTCTGGATCAAACTTTAATAAAATATCCTCTCTATCAATTTCTTTTTGAATATCTGCTAGCTCCTCGTCGCTATATCCTCTTGGGGGTTCTTTAGGCATTTTGACATCAAGAAGTCCTTCTTGTTTTAAAATCTCTTCTAATTTTTTAGGAGTCTTACCCATTGCTTCCATTTCAACTAATTCATCTGCAAGGTTTGCAACATCACCTAAAA